CATTATCAGTTTGTATTTTTCTAGTCTCCCTCTGCCTGCTTTCAGTATCAGTGCGGCGATTAGGTCTTACTCTAGCAATCGCTTCAGTTACTTTTTTTGGAACTTCGCTGTGAGGAGTTGATGCAAATGCTTTTTTTGTTTTCTTGGCAACATCAACAGTTGCTTCAACTCCAGATTTTACACCACCAGCAAATTCTTTAGCTCCTTTTCCTGCGACTTTTAATGCCTTTCCTGCAGTTTGAGTTGCAGCACGATGTCTTTCCATTCCTTTCTGATATGCTTTTGCTATTCCAAAAATTCCTCTGGCAATTGCATCTCTTACTGGTTTTTTACCCTTACTAGGAGAAGGTGCTTGAGTTTCTTTTGCTTTGTCTACTGCTTTTTTAACTCCATCTTTACGAATAGTAGATCCTATTCTGTCTTTGGCAGACATATTAGTTCCGCCTTGCTTTTTAACTCTTGCAATAGTTGTTGCATATTGCTTTGTTCCTTTTGGCGCCTTTGAAGTTTTTACTTTAGATTCAGATTTCTTTAGTTCTTCTGATAAGAAATACTCTTCAGAAAGTTCAAAAACAAACTCAGAAAAAGTTTCTTCTCCAAGTTCTTCAATTACAAGATCAATACCATTTTCGTTTAATCCACAATTATAGAAAAACTCAGTAGCAATATCTACTGCCTCGTTAAGATACTCTTCATTAAGTTCAAATGACTCAACAATTGTACCACCCAAAATTTCAACTTTTTCTGCAAATTCAGGATTAATTACAACTTTATTATTGATAGCAGGATCTTCTTTTATTTCAGATTTTTTTTTTGATTTAAGTTCATCAGCAACTTCACAAAGATCTTCTCTCCAATTAGAAAAACCTTCACTTACACCATAAGATTTTAATTTCTTTTTAGAAGTTTTTCTTCTAGTATCTTTTCCATCTGGAGTTCCACCAGTTGCTCTTTGAATTGCATTATGAACAGATCCTGCATGTTCCTTGGGTGGACTTTCTATTTTACCATCACCATCATGATCTATTTTAGCAAGTCCATATCCAGTTCGCTCAACTGAAGATACATTTGGATTTGATCTAAATTTTTGAAGTTCTGTTTGAACTGAATCCCTAGAAACGCTTTTTCTATAGGTAGTTCCATTCTTATAATTTACTACAATACCTACTTTATCATCTTCGCTCAATATTTCTTCCGAAACTGAAGTTGATGACCCCCCTATAATTCCAAGTTTTTCTTTGGCAGTTTTAATCACTTCTGCACTATAATTAGTTTTTGAAGATCTCAGTTCAAATGCTTTTTCGGCAGGAACTTTATCTCTTTTCATTATATGATGAACATCATAAACTACTTGACGAACGTTTTTCTCAAAAGAGTCAACATCACCATCACCATCAATATCTGAAGAAGATTTAGGTTTTGCTGGAGTAGATGCCCCTGGTTTACCTAATTGTGGAGTAAAAACCTCTTCAAGATATACTTGTTGTAAATCAGTTGCAATATGAGACAGCATTTTCTTATGTTCGTTTTGCTTTATATTTATTTATGAATTTTTTAACATTAAAATTATCAATTGATTTAGTATCAGAAACTGACATCACATATTTTCTTAAAGCATCAGTCCCAACTTCTCTTTTATTTGCAGGAACTCCGGATATATTCGTCCATTCCACAACATCTTTAATCCAAGGTTTAAACATTATATTATCTTCTGTGACACAGATAAGATAATTTGTTCCTCTACGAATAATCTTTCCAACTAAACCAGTATTTGAATTTTCAACCCAATCTCCCTCATTTAATATTTCTCCACGAATATACTTATCTCTTAATTGCTTTTCAAACTCTTCTGCCACTTGATGGGATGGTGGTACTAAAGGAGAAAGTTTAGACCTATCTTGATCTGGATCTCTTTTCCCAAGTCTTTGATTTTGATTAGAAAACTTTAGAGCAACTTTTCCACCAGAAGTAACTTTTGATTTTGCAATAAATTCACCAGTTTTACTATCATGATAGTCTCCATGACCATTAGGAATTAATCTACCACCACTTGGAAGACGAATTCTTTTTGCATTAAAAGTAGCAAGATTTTTATTCTTGTCAACAAACTCAGACAAGGAATTATTTGCTTCTTGAATGAATTGGGAGAACTTTTTCATATGTAGTTAGATATACTTATATTTATTTGTTCCAATTCTTTTGAATATTAAAGTCACAAAAAAATAGGACAGTTCTTAAACCATCCTATTGCATTATATTTAGATTATTTTGTTTTACAAATCACCTTCTACACGATTTTCACTACAGAATACATCAAAGGTTCCTTCAGGATAACGAGCACTTAATTTCTCATAGTTCATTTGGAGTACCTCCTCAAAAGTAGTATCAAGAGCCATACATGCTTGAGCAATGTACCAACAAATATCACCCAATTCTCGTTTTAGGTGAAAGACATTATCTTCATTATAAGGTTTGCCTTGAAGAAAGATTTTTTTGATAACTTCAGTGAACTCTCCTGCTTCTGCGCTGATACCAAAAGCAGCAGTCATAAGACGAGGAACGTCAGCATCAACTGTAACTTCAAGTTCTGTTAATCTGGCAAGAAGTGATGCAAAGTCACTACTTGCAGGACTTGTAGTTTGTCGCACGAACTCAATATATTTAATTGTATCAATTACTTGTGTCATATTAGTATTTAAATTGTCCGAATTTTTCTTTTAACGATGGTTTTTTAGTTTCTTCATAAGTATACTCTTCATCTTTACCTTTGTCAAGTATATCATTTTGTGCTGATTGTTCTACATCATAAAGTCTCATTTTTGACCTGTCAATCCCAACTACAAATCTTTTATAATGTGTTGGATCATTATACCGATTTTTAAGTTGTTTGACCATAATCTGTCCAAGACCTTCAAGTTCCTCTGTAGAGATAAGAGCAAACATAAGATCGGCAGTCGCAGGAAGTCCCCAAGATTCTGAAGTATCGGTTAACTCAACATCAGAAGAACTAAAACCGCTCCGAGTTGTCTGTGTCGCACTGATAATAGGAACATTAAACTCTACAGCAAGACCACGAAGTTCTTCTGCAATTGATTTAACCAAAGTATAAGAGTTGATATTACTTCCACCCTTAAATCTAGAAGATGCGCAAATATTCAAATAATCAATAAAGATAATATCAGGTTTAAATGATTTCTTAAGAGCAAGTTCATTTAAAAGAGACTTAAAGTGTCCAGAATGTGCTGAGGCAGTTGGATACTCCTTGATAATTAAAGTTCCCTGTGTCTTCTTGGAAATACTATTAACTTTGGATTCAAATACACTTTTAGGAAGTTCTGATATGTCTTGAATATTAACATTCAAGAGGTTTGCATCAATTCGTTCAGCAATTTTTTCTTCTGCCATTTCAAGCGTAATGTACAATACGTTCCTCCCTTGGAGCAACACGGAGCTAGCAACATGGCACATGAATAAAGATTTCCCGACGCCAGTACCAGCAAGTGCGATATTAAGAGTCTTATTAGGTAAACCACCTTTGGTAATTTTGTTAAAATAATCAAGATCAAATTCAATTTTATCCTCCTTTCTTCTATAAGATTCATAACGTTCCTCATAATCCTGAAAATAATCATGTCCAACGTGATTATCAAAACTTACTGCAAGGGCATCAGAAAGAATTAAAGGAATTGAATCCCGACTTTTCTTTTCATCTTCACCATCAGCAATATGAATGGACTCCATAAGTGCCAAATAAATTGCCCTATCCCTACACCACTTTTCAGTAGTATCAACGACCCAGTTCTTCTCTACGGGAACATCTTCAAGAGAAGAAATAACACTTAAAGTTTCCTTATATGTATCTTCATTTAAATCTGTTCTTTTTTCAAGTTCAATGTAAAGAACTTCTTTTGTTGGAATTTTATTATATTCTAGAATAAATGAATGTATTTCCTCAAATACATTTTTTTGTACATTATCTTGAAAATACTCAGATTTTATAAATGGTAAAACTTTTCTTGTATATTCTTCATTGTAAAGTAGGTTTCTTAAAATTAAAAACTCAATTTTTTCCATTAAATATAGTGTAGATATGTACTCATTATATACTTGTTATTACTAATTGGAGCTAAACCACAGTGAGGAAACATCCATGTAGGTGGAAATATTATCATAGTTCCAACCTTAGGTTTTATAACCAAAGAATTAAATACAGTTTCTCCTCCATTAGAAACATCATTAAGATACCATAAAAAAGAAAGAAATCTACGAGCACTTGAATAATCTTGTACATCTACATGAGTATCAAAGGCCTCATCTCCACTATTATTATATTTTTTTATTCTAAATTCTTCTAAATTAAATTTATCAGGAAAAAAATTTTCGCCAGCAAATTTATAATATTTTTTTTTATAAACAAAAACTTTAGAAACAATATAATCGTGAATATTAGTTATTTCTTCAGATAGTTTTATATTTTGAGTTAAATTCAATTGAGTAAAGTTTGGTTTTCTATTATTATTAATTTTTTCATGTTTATCTTCATTTTTATCAAACACATCAATTAAAAATTTACAAATTTTAGGTTCTAAAACATTTTCATATTTATGAATAAAGGAATTTAAATCATTTACCATAACTAAAATTACCCTTAGCAATTACATCAAGTTTTTCCATTACTTCTGGTGTAAAATAAGTTTCAGGTTCTTTTAGGATTTGTTTAGCATAAGGTTTTTTACCATCAATCTCATAACGTCCTTGAGAAGCACTTTTCCAAAGACCTCCAAGTTCTCCAAGTTCAAGAAGACCATAATAACGATCAAGACCTCGTTCATCATAGAACAACCGAATTTCAACCTCTTGATTTTCTTTACTTAAACGAGACTTTTGAGTTTTAGCCCGAATAAGGTTTCCAATAACTTCTTTACTGGTAGTATCTTTTTCTTTTGACTTAGAGAGATAAATGATTGTAGATGCAGCATATTGTAATCCTGATCCACCTGACATTTGTTTTCCACTATAAATGGACATTGACTCATAAGTGTGATTTGTCACGAGCATAGGAATCTTTGCCTGTCCCAATTTGAGAGTCAGCATACGGAAGGCACCCTTAACGAGTTGTGCCTTTGTCATGTCTCGCTTATCTTCACCAGCAAGAGCATCATTAATCTCTTTATTTGTAGAAAGCATTCCCAAAGAATCCAATACAAAGATACAAGGTTTTCTTTCTTCCTCTTTTTTCTTGAGGTAAATATCAACTGCCTTGAGTGTTTTGGTACGAAACTCCTCAACCGTGACTACATTAACAACCACCAAACGATTTGTATCAATTCTACGAGACTCTAATAGTGATTTAGTAATTCCGGATTCAGTATCAAAGTATAGACAATACCCATCAGGATGAGTATCAAGAAAGTTCTTAACAACAGCGAGACTGAAGAAAGTTTTTCCCGTAGAAGTTTCACCCGCGATAGCAGTAATCTTATTACCAGATACACCACCATATATACTGCCGGATACAAGAGCATTAAAAATGTATGAACCCGTATCCACATAAGTTTCAGTTTCATCAATCTCTGATGCCAGTTGAGTATATTCTCCTCCTATCTCTTTTACAATATCCTTAAGAAAATTTAATCCAGAATCTGCCATTTCATTCCTCCTTTTGTTGTTGTTTGTCATCATAATTCATTTTATATTGCCAGAGTTTTTGATAAAGAGCGGCATCTCCACCTAATCTCATAGCACTAATAATCGTATCGAGTTCTTTTTCATTAATTGGCAAGTTCATTAGGTAAAAAATGAATCAAGGTTTGCTATATGTTCTGTTTTCCATCCAATCGAATCCAAAATAGATTTAAGTGGGTCCAAGAAGCTCTTCTCAAATTGTAGTTCATAATCAATATATTTGTCAAGTCCCAATTCTTTAGGAAAATCAGAAATAAAGGAAATAACATTTTCTTGTATGATATTCGGTTTTTTTAAGAAAATATACTTCACTTTCTCTCCATTATTAATAAGTGAATATTTATGAGTAAGTTTTTTCTCCTTTATGTGATGATTAAACAAAAGAGAACCACGAATATGAATTGGAGTTCCTTTTGAGTATATTCCGTCACGAGAACTATACTTTCTTATATCAGATGCCGTTCTGGGGAAGGCAATTTGCTCCGGAGAAAAAGTTCTAAACTCTTGCCGACATTCATTAATAAACTTGATTACCTCATCTTCGGTTCCACTCATCATAATCTTTAACCCATCCTTAATCATTTTACGACAAGGTGCTGGAGTTGAGGATTTGACCGCCTCAATTCCCATCATCTTAAGTTTGGGTTCGGCATAACGAACACCTTCACTATCCCAGACATTTAGAATATAACGCTTCTTCGCAGTCCAGATTCCTCGGTCGGCAATATTCTCCCGCTTCATAATCATCTTCTGGTCGTAGGCATTCATATACTCTGCCAGTTCCTCATAGCAACCCTGAATATATTTTTCAATTTCGGTCTTACAGATTTTATCAAGAAACGAAACAACAGATTCGGTAGTTCTACTCTTCTCCTTATATACGGCATTCACCAGAGGTCCCATATTCAGGTAATTACTATCAGTATCTACAGCGATCACATAATCAACATCCTCCGTTTTAAGAATCTTATTCAGATAAGCATTAATCTTATTCTCAATCCAACGAATCGCAACCTGCCCCGAAAGAGTAATCGCTTCGGCATTCTCAAGTTTATAATACCTGAAGTATTGGTTCCCTATTGCCCCGTACAAACTATTAAGTTGCACCTTCCTTGCCATTTGATTATTTTTGCATCTGGAAATCTCTTTCTCTAACTCTTTTGTTTTTTTCTTTTCATATTCTTGCTCGGCAGAAAGCATTTTTTTCTTATAAAATTGCCTATCATTAAAAATCTTTTCCACAAGTTGGGGAAATATTCCTCTTTTAGTCTTATCGTATAAGCATCCGTTTGCGGTTACACATTTATTTTCAAGATTTCCAAAATTAACTTGCTTATGAATAATTTTATCCACAGAGACATTTTTAATTTTTTCTTCTAAAAGTGTTTCTGGCGAGATGTTAAATTGCATAATCAGAGAAGGATATAGGGATGTTAAGTCAAAACTCACGACCCAATCATAAACTCCGGGTACAGGTTCTTTTACATAGGCACCGGCATACTTTTCACTTTTTTCTGATTTAGTTTTAGGAGGAATTACAATATTTCTATCCTTAAGATAATTGTAAATGATAGTATCCCACATAGAAACTTGAGAGAACA